GCACTAAAATGTGCTCTTACTTCACTTGCACTTGGTCCTGTATATGTAAACACACCTGATGTGCTATTATAAGCAAATGAGCCATCACCGCCTGCATCTGTGGCACTAAAATGTGCTCTTACTTCACTTGCACTTGGTCCTGTATATGTAAACACACCAGTGGCACTATCATACGTTAGACTTCCGTCTCCGCCTGTATTAGTTACACTAATATTTGTAATTTGATCTGAGGTAATACTAATTGGTTGATTTGCCGCCGCTGTTAAACGTCCTTGTGGGTCAACTGTAAAATTACTTACTGTAGAAGCATTGGCTCCATAACTTGCCGCTGTAACGGCCGTATTGTCTAAATTAATTGTTGGTGTTGCAGACTCTCCACTTGTTACAGTAGAAGTTAATCCTGTTCCACCTGTAATTGTTGCAACATAATTACCTGTTGTATCTGTGCCTAACTCTACTGCATTAGCAGTAATGGTAACATTTAAAGAGGGAGAAGATGTATTTGCATTTAATCCTAAAGCAACACTTCCTGACACATCACCTGTTAATGTTAAAGTTCTATCTGCTACTAATGAATTGGCTTGAGCGGCTAAACCTGTATAAACGTTACCTAATAATGTAGCACCTCCGTCTAATACAATAGTACCAGAATTAGGTACAAAAAGACTACCTTGTAATGTTTTGCTTGAAATTAAATTTGTACCTGCAAAGGATAAATTGGCAAAATCACTTCCGCTTTTAATTGCTAATACCGAAGTACCTGCATCGCCGTCAGCATTAATTACAAATACATTTGATTCTACACGGTTTACTTCTTGTGTGGATTCTATTTGGGTAACATTACCCTCAATCGTTAGTCTACCCTTGACTACTAATTCTTCATCAACACCGATATAAGTACGTTTTGTTGCCATTTAAAATTTCCTATGCTCTATTAAGTTCTATAAGACTATTTATCATAAATCTTAAATATGGAATTCCACTCAAAAAAAGAGCCCTCAAAGAGAGCTCTTAATTTTTCTAATAAGTCTTTCGGCTTACTGGAATGTTACACCTGACAATGTGACTGCGTCAACATAGTCTGCCGCATTACCAAGAGATGAAGCAGTATTTGTAAGTTCTTTATAACCGTATCTGGTCATGAAACTTACTACTGGTTCAAATGTGCTTGGGTCCATTACTGGGCCTGTGCTCATTAATGGAATGTACGGACAATAGAATGCTGGAGCATCAGTTTCGCTTGATCCTTTGTAACCAACAAGAACTTTAGTTCCGTCAGCCGCATAGTTATCAGCAAAAACTTTGATTGATCCGTTTAGTGTACCAACAAATTTAGTATTTGTAGGTGCTTCAAAAGATCCTTCAGTTGTTCTAGCAAATGTTGAAGTACTTGCAGATTGTAGTATTGTCAATGCTTCTGGAGAAACAACAATATAGTTACCAGCACCACGTCTTGTTCTAGCCGCGATTCTGTTAGCCGCTCTGTTAATCTCGATTGCTAATAGAGCATGTCTATCACCAATATATGCTGGAGTACCTGTTAGGGAACCACCGAAGTTCAAAGTTGTACCTGCACCTGCAAGAGTTCTTAGTGAACCGATAATTTCTTGGTCGATTTCAACTACGATTTCTTGTGCTAATGCCTGCATAATTTCTGCTTCGACGTCTACGCCATGCATTGATTCTGCGTCTTGAGCCGCCTCAAAAGTCCATCTAGCACTTAGACGTCTTGTCTTTGCTTCAACGGTTTCTTTTAAGATTTGAATGCTCATTTTTCTTCCTGCACTACCTTCAGCAGTTGCCGTAGCATCTGGAGATCCTGCATATGAAGAAGCAAGTTTAAATGGGCTTAGAGCCTCATCACCTGCTGTTGCTCCACCACCAGTTTCCGCATAACGTACTCTTAATGTGTGGATTTGGCCCACTGGACCACTCATTGGTTGTACACCAACAAGTTCGTTAGCGATAACAGAAGGCATAACCCTTCTAATTAACGGTAACATTACTTTGTTTAAAGTTGCGACTGAACCTGCACCTGTGGCACCTGCTGTTGCGGCCTCTGACAAATGTCTTTTTGTATTCTCGAGGACAACATCTAAAGAAGATTTTCTGTTTCCAGAAAGACCTTCTAGTAAAGCGTCTTTAGTTGCTGACCAGTTGCTTTCAAATAAGTCTGCCATTTCTAACTCCTATTAATTTATTGAAAGTCCGGCTAATTTACGAATCATGTCAATTTCTACAACATCATTCGCACTTTTGTCATCGGCTACTGTTATTACAGCCGCCTTATTACCAGTATGTTCACTAGTAACTGATTCTGACAATGTCTTCTTCACTCTTGGTGTTTCTCCATCTAAAACTGAAGGCAAGTACTTGTTAAAGGACTCTTCCAGTTTTTCAGTTTTAACACTTTCAAGTAAATCTGACATGATTTCTTTCTTTTCTTTACCCAATGGGGCCATCAATTCGTTTAGTTTTTCCTTTCTTTCGAAACGATCTTCTGAAACTCTTAACTTAGATTCAGTTAATTTAACTGCTTCTTCTTTCTTAGCAATTTCTTGCTTAGATTCGTTAAGTTGATTTTCCAACTGAGTTACCTGTTTTTGTATTTTCTTGATTTCTTTTGCTTCATTCAAATAGCTCACGCCATATTCATTTGCAAATGCTTCAAAAATTCTTCGACCGAAGTCATTTTCACGTGCTTTAGTGATATCATCACGGAAAGATTTAACTTCATTAGTAATAACGTTATTAACAACGCTTTCGACCTTGTCTGCCGCTTTCTTAATGAAATCTTGTTTGGCTTCTGCTAATTGCTTCTTGCCTTCTCTTACCATTTTGACTTTCTGTTCTACAAGACCTTTTTTGTCTTCGTGGAACTCTGATAGTTCATTAGCAAGTTGCTCTGCAACAAAATTATCTAATTTAGTTACATGTTCACTTGTTCTTGCTCTATCTGCTCTAAGTTCCTTAACTTCTTTAGCAACCATTTCAGTTACAAATTTGTCAAGTACTTTGGAGTGCTCACTAATTGCTTTCGTGTATTTTACTCGATCGTTCGCAAGGGCTTGTTTTTCTGCTACAATTTCAGAAATTTCTGCTTCTACTTTTTCAGAAATAAAGTTGTCAACTGCTTCTACTATTTGACCTTTGTCATGTTCGTATCGCTGTGCAAACTCTTCTCTAAGTTCCGCAGTAAGTTCTTCTCTTGCTTCAGAAATTCTACCTTCCCATGCTTCTTGAAGAGCAGATTTAACATCTTCTGTTAATTCTGCGTTCTCAAGTAGTTCTGTAAAATTCACTGCCATAGTAGTCTCCTACTTATAATTTTAAATCATTGATGAAACCAGTGATTGCTTTCACCAAGTGTTTTTCTGCACTTTTATCGTGTGTTAATGCACTAGCGGTCTCAAACATTTGAGCTCCGCCTCGCATATTAAATAAACTTTCATATATAGATTTAGGATAGGCATCAGGGGCACTTGGTTGTGCCACAATGTCCACTGTAACAATGTCAAAGTCGCTTACTTGTCCACTTTCGTTGACGTTTCCACTACCTCTACTGCTTACACCAAGTTTAGCACCTGCTTTTAATAATGCTCTCGCAATATTACCCATCGGTGTTTCTATAATTTTAAGTTTGCCCAAACCGTTTGAATCGTCATAAGTCATTTCTTGAATTATGTGACTCACACGGTCTAAATTTATTTGTAATTCTTCAGGGTGATCTAACTCACCCATCACAGTCTCACCTTTGGCAAGACGTTCTTTTACACTATCAACAGCCTTTTTAATTTCATCTTTGGGATATACTCTACCGTTTTGGTTTTTTACATCACCTTGTATGAATAAACCCTGCATATATAGGTCTTTACCATCTTTAGATTCCATAATCTGGACGTTAGATGCTTCTGGACTTAGATATTCATATAGTTTATTAGCCATTGTTTACTCCTATCAACTAAAAAAGATTATACTTTTTTAGGTTCAACTTTAATGTTGTCTGATGGTGTGTGATCTTTTGCTGACTCACCTTTGTTGCCTTCGCCGCCGTCTTTTAGAACAACTGCTTTAGTTTTACCGTCTGCGATTTTAGATGGAGCAGGCATTTTCATACCTTGTTCGTTATCTGCTTGTCCGCCACTTGGTGCCGCTACATTGTCAGAAAGTTTAGTTGCTTCTTCAACAACTTCGTCTGACTCTTCTGCAACTTCTTCGTCTAAGTC